ATCACAAATTTGTTGGTTTTGATATTCTTCATTTTATCTTCTCATGCTAGATATGTCTTTTGCTTGTTCGTCTGTAAAAACCGGCACGGCATTTGATTTGTGCATTGTAGCAATGCCTTTCATCATTGATCCGGTGTAAACTTTAGGTGGTGCTTTTGTGGCCACGCCGCCGCCAGTATCCAAAGACTGGATTTTTCTGGTTTCACGGACATAGACACCTTGAACTACTGGGGATTTGATTTTTGGTAACATATTGGTTTTGCTCAAAGATTTAGGCTTCATATCCTCAATGGATTGTAGCCATGCATCATATTCAGCTTGTTGCTGTTTAGGAACTTTACGTTTTTTTGACTTGGGAATTCTGGAATGAATAAGCATTGTATATCTCCAAACACAATGTCTATTATACACAGTTCCAGACTGTATGTCAAGCGTCTGTTGTATTAATACAACGGCTTTTTACTTTTATTATTGAATTTAACCATTTCCGTACCGGCATAATCCATATCCGTGAAATGCTTATAGTTTTTGTTTTGCTTAAAGCTCTTCTGCTTCTTTTGGGTTTTATAATCCTCAAAAGAATCACGTTCCTTACGGAACTTAGCTACAAATTTCGACACTTCTATTACTCCTGCCTCATTGTTACAAATGTCACACCTTTGACCTTTGTCTCTGGTGTATCTTCCATGTTTTCCTCAGACACATAGAAAATCTGTGCATTTGGATAACACGCTTTTACTAATTTTAATAATTGTATTGCTGTACCATCAGAATCGTTGAATTGGAATATTTCATCCACACATTCAATTGAATCCAAAAGTCTCCTACGAGTTTGGTAATTAAATGCACACACTCCGGTCTTCATAAGAACTCCATAGTCCGAATTTAGGCCAACTACTAGCCAATCGGACTTGGATTTACATATTTTTAGGAATGCTAACTCGCTTGGTGATAATGGATCATAGCAGCCAGAAACGACTGCAATTTTCTCTCGTTTTATCATTATGGTATAAGAGTAGGGAATGCTTCTTTAACGAATTTATAATCAAGGCCTTTAACGCCTAGGTCTTTATTGAAAATACCCATAACAACTTCTGCTTCTCTTGGTTCCAAGTTTTCTAGGAACTCCCACAACAACTGAGCACGTTTTTTATCCGTTAATTTGTCAGCTGTGGCATCACCTTTTCTAAACATATACAATTTACGGAGTTCCGTTGATAATTGAGCATAACCCATTCCAGCAGGAATCTCTTTTGGTTGATAACTTTCAGGAAGTTCTTTTATGTACCAATCATATTGTGGATGAAATGTCAAATGCAATACCTCTGTCAATACCTTTGACAGGTTTTGACCAATTACGCCCATTCTATCCTTTTTGCTTTTTGCCTTTTCAAACTCATCAAATATTTCGTACATGTTTTTCATTAGAATTCCTCAATCACATCCATTAGATTTTTCAGTTTATGTTCCATGAAGTAGTTCAACATCTTTTGTTTTGACGCTGGTTTAATATCTTCATACGTATTTATAATTTTGGTCTTTATGTCCTCTGGAATGAAAGTCAGGTCGATTAGTGTTTGGTTACGGGAGAAACCAATCTTTGCTAATTCATCCGACCATTCTGTGTTTGGTCCACTCAATAGTTTATCCATGATGCCTTTTGTGATAGGCTTTTGTCTTAGGTCACGGACAAAGCAATCGCCTGGTGAAAAGATGTTAGGAATACCATCACCTTTATCTCCACGAATAATCTTCTCTTTTAGTTCACGAGCAGGATCTTCCGACTTCAAATATTTCTTCAAAGCAGGATTGTATTGTTTGACATTGCTACCATAACGTTGCAATTGTAAGAAGTCACCGTCACTAGAAAGAATCAAAACCTTTTCGTGGGCTGCATATAGAGGAACCAAAGTACCGATAACATCATCAGCCTCTGCACCTTCAACATCAATCACTTTGTATGGAAAGTTATCTTTCAATTCGGCCTTGAATTTGGCCAACATATCAAATATCAAATGCCAATCCAATGCAGACTTCTCACGGGACTTTTTACGGCCTGCCTTGTAGTGTGGAAAGAACTCCTTACGCCAATATTTACGGTTGTCACAACAGAGTATGACTTCACCATATTCACTACGGAATGTTCTTAGGTGCATCCTGAGGATGTTCAGGACCATGTGACGTATTAAGCTTTCTTCCAACTTAACACCTTTTTGATTTGAAATTTGAGCCATGAGTCCTGCTAAAAGAACTTGGTTCAGGTCAACGAGAATCATTATATAATCCAATAATTAAAATGTTATTATATCACATCGATTTGATATTGTCAAACGTGTCTTGTATGAATTTGTTGGATGTTGTTGTTTTTCTACAAATGATACCAAACCAATCGTCCGGAATAAGTCTGTCCATATATTCCAAAGGTGCAGTCAATATACCATCAAATAAATCCAAATGGATTGGATTGCCTTCTTCATCCTGCTTAAATAACAAAATGTGGTAACAATCACCACTAGAGCTTCCGTCTATCTTTGTTCCAGGATCATTGAACACATTTCCTTGGATTGTTATTGCATCTCTGAGTGATTCATGTGGCAAAAAGAAGTATGCATCATAATCTTCCTCTGTCAGATGTTTTAGGTAATCTTTCATTGTAGTCCTTGATGTGTGATTTCCTTACTCTAACCATAATCCAGTTATTGTAATAATCATTGCTTTCCATAACGTTGTTTGCAAACTGTTCTTTTGCTTCAAGATAACTACACTCTCCCTTGGATTTGCAAAGATGTAGTATTTCCCTACGGAACTTATCCTGTCCATACATTATAACATCTTTTTGCAATTCGTCACTACTTCCATAATAAGTTTGCCAATCTGAAGGCACCTTTATACGTTTCTTTTTTCCTTTGACCTGTTTGGTCTTAGAGAACCAGAATAACTTCTTACCGATGTATTTCCGGTTATTCTCTAAGTTGGTTATAAGGTAAACAAATCCGTAGCTGTCACCGATTTGGTCTTCTGTAAAGTCTGTGTTATTATATTGCCAATTCACCATTCATCTTTCTCATCATAGTCATCATCCTCTATATATTCTTCGGATAATTCCTCGATGAGTTCGCCACAAAATGGGCAATGTTCTGGCAATTCTGTTGAGACCAATTGTTCAACATATTCAACTGCATAAGTTGATTCACAGTTTAGGCATTCACCTGATATTACTTTGTTTGTCATTTTTATTCTTCTTATTATGATTTAAAAAATTAACTGGCCCAAACATCAGACCAGTCACCAGATAAAGCCCCCTTTGCATAATCGGTTGCACGATTCTCAAAGAAGTTGGTGTGTGTTGGTGCATTAATCATCTCTTCAACCCAAGGTAATGGATTACGTTTTACCTTAAACACACCTTTGAGGCCTAATGAAATCAATCGTCTGTCAGCAATGTATCGAATGTATTTCTTTACATCTTCTGGAGATAACTCTTCCATTGGACCCATGTTGAAAGCCAAGTCAATAAACTTGTCTTCTAGTTCAACCATTTTTTCTGCAATCGTATAGATACGACTTTTCAATTCATCATTCCAAATTTCACGATTCTCTTCAATGTATGTCCTAAAGAGTTTAATCATGTTCTCAGCATGTTGTGTTTCATCAACGATAGACCATGTAACGATTTGGCCCATGCCTTTCATCTTACCATGTCTTGGAAAATTCAACAACATAATGAAAGAGGAGAACAACTGCATCCCTTCAGTAAAAGCACTGAACACGGCGATATGGGTTGCAGTATTCTCTTTAGTTGTATTTTGCTTTGAAATGTCAAGTACATAATCATGCTTCTCAACCATCTCTTTGTATTCCATGAAATCATTGTAAGTTGTTTCAGGTAAACCAAGAGTTTCAATCAAATGAGAATAGGCAGCGATATGTAAGGCCTCACGAGCAGCAAAGCCCATGAGCATCATTCTTATCTCTGGTTGTGGAAAATAGGGTAGATAATTCCTAACGTACCCACCGGCAACATCAATGTCTCCTTGAGTAAAGAATCTAAAGATGTGTGTAAGGAATTGTTTCTCTTCTGCTGTAAGTTTCTTTTTCCAATCTTTAGTATCCTCGAGCATAGGTACTTCTGTGTGAAGCCAATGAGACTGTTCGTGTTTAAGCCATGCATCATATGCCCACGCATAATTGAATGGTTTGAAGTATGTTCGTTCATCTGTAATCCTTGAATCTGCTTTTTTAATCATCTTTTTTTGTCTCTGTTTGTTTTACACTAGGTGGAAAATAAGGTTCAATTACATAATAGTTAGCACCCCACCATCCTATTGCTGTAAAAAATCCTGCTATCAATAATTCTGCTATCATTTTTACACTTTCTCATACATTACAGTATTCGTATCTCCCAATGACCATTTAGCATTCGTTTCAACTGAATACACTTGAGTTGCAACTCTAAAATCAGGATGTTTTAATTGTGCAGGATTACTACTTGGCTCAAAGAACACAGTTCTATTGTTTGGCTGAGCAGCAAACTGTCCATTATCACATTTAATAAAATTGAATGATTTGTGGTCTTCAGGATCTTCCGCATAACTTACATCTAACATATTATAATCAGGACTTGCTGAATCTACTGTAAACATATATTGTCCTTTGACCATTTTTTTATCTTTAGCCAAAAAAGAACAAGACAAATTTTCAATGATTGCTTTCTTTAGAATGGTAATGTCATAAGACATACAATTCCAAATTTGCAAATAATCTAAAGGCAACTCATCTTCAATTTCTTTCCAACAATAACCATGTAATGGTATCTTGTCATAAAGTGCTCCATATTCAGGTAGATATGATTCAATCCTAAACGCTTGGCCTTTGATTGATTTCAAACTTACCCATTGACATGGTACTAATTCTCCAAATCCTTTTTCAAAGTCGTATAAAAACTCCTTTCGTACAAAGCATTTAATTGGGGGTAAATTCGCTATCAAAAAAGACATCATCATCTCCTATCTCATTATAATTCAAAGTTAATTCTTCTCCCTTTTTTATATCACGGTTTGCAACGTGAATATAATAATCAGG